CCCGGGGACGGCCGTACCCTTACTGCGCGGTTCGGCGCGCCTTCTTGGCGGGGCCACCGTCGCCCTCCCTGCCGAGTGCCATCTGCACCAGTTCGAGAAGGTCGTCGTCGGTCAGATCGCCGTCGACCATCAGGCCGTCCAGCCATTCCTTGTCGTCCTCGGTCTCGACCAGGGCGAGCACGAGACGACACAGCCGGTCCAGCAGGCCCGAGAACTTCTTCAGTTCATCGTCGCCCATCTCGCCGTCGCCGTCGCCGATCGCCGAGAGCATCCGCTCGGTGCGACCCCACGCTGCGAGCTGCATCGAGGTGGGCTTCCTGAACCGGACCTCGACGCCCTTGAACTTCCCCACGGTAACCGCTGTCATAGGACAGAGGTTACACCGTGACATCTATCCGCGGGGAAGCATCGGCCGACCGACCGAGAACCCGTCACGGGACGCCTGCCGCCAGAGGGCACGCTGGAGCCACGGGTTCCCCCCGTAGCCGGGGTGGTTCACCTTCTTGGTCACGATGGTCCGGCCGTTGATCGTGAAGCGGAGCACGCCGGCGGGGTTGCGCGGCCGGATCACATGCGGTCTGGCACCCTGGTGGACCGCCATCGCATGGTCGGACCGATAGCCGACCTCCCCGACGATCCGCAGGCCCGCCATGTCGACGTTCTGGTACTGCGACCGCGAGAGGCTGCCCGTCACGAACGGGACCGTCGTCTGTGCATCCAGGGCCACCATGCGGGTGGTGCCGCGGACCATCCGGATCGCGGCCTGTCGACCCACCTCGGTGGCGATGGGCCCGTAGTGGTCGTACCGGATCAGCACAGGCATGGTGACGCCTTCACGGTCAGCGGCAGGATGCTCGACACGCACCCACCGTCCAGCGACATCGGGGTCCACTGCCCGGGGATCACCTTGCCGCGGCGATCGAGGCCGCGCTCGTCCTTCCCGTTCGTGAAGCAGCAATACGCCTGGAACATCGCCCACCAGTCGTCATTCACGTCGTGGGCCTTGTCCGTCCAGTCGTCGCACGTCGGCATGTAGGACGGGTCACCGAAGCCGCAGCGGGCGATGCCCATCTCCAGGCCGACCGACCAGACCGGGATATCGTTGTTCGCCGACACCGTCTCGATCTGGGCCGGGAACCCCGGATTGACGCCGGTCACCCGGACCCATGCCAGGCCGTCGCAGCATTCGTCGCTGTCCGGGCTGATGAAGTAGTTCACCACGTCACCGGTGCGCAGGCAGCACTTCGCCGGCGGATGCTCCAGCAACTGCACCTGCTCACACAGGCAGGCCAGGAGGGCATCCGCCAGCGGCTTGGCGACCGGATCGGACAGTGCCACGGGTCAGACCTACGATGCCGGGAGCGCGCTGCACCCACAGGCGGGCTCGGGCGGCGCGATCTGGGTCTGGATCGGGCCCCACCAGTGTGCGTCCGTCGGGATCGGCTCGAACAGTGGACTCGGGTCCCCGGCGGTGTCCAGGAGGACATCGTACGGGCCGACGTCCCAGGGCGTACCGCGACGGGTCCGGCCGGCGACCGTGAAGGTGATCAGGTCGTTGGCGATCACGACCTCCTCCGACACGTAGCCCTCCACCACCCACGGCCACAGGTTGTACCCGTAGAAGGGGAGACCGACGGAGTCGCACTCCTCCTCGGAGTTGTTCATCCACGTCTCCAGCGAGAAGTTCGCCGTCGCGAAAGAGGACTCCGTGAGGCCGGTACCGATCGCCAGCGGCGACGATGCGTCGTTGAAGACGATCGGGTTGCCGGTGATCATGTTCCACAGCTCGAAGTCGACGCGCTGGAACTGGATGGTCAGATCGACCCAGTTCAACAGCGGCAGGGACCGCTGGTTCACCAGGTACTTGCCGGATGCGTTCTTCTGCTTGAACTCGTCCGGGTCCTCCACGTTCGGGGTCGCGGAGATCTGGATCCACCCGTCCGACACCGCGTAGCCGCAGGTGGCCTCCAGGTCCGGCTCGCCGCAGGAAGTGAGCCGGGTCACCCGCGCGGTGGATGCCTGCACGTAGCTCGGGCAGTTGATGTTGGCCATCGTTCAACCTCTCAGTGCGTCGGCCCGGGCAGGCTGCCCGCGTTGCGGCGTCGGGGTCCATCAAGGTCGTAGACGCTGGCAACACCGCTGTTAGTCGGATTGTACGTGGAGATGAACAGGTCGGGATAGTAGAGGCCGACCTTGCCGTTCGCGAACGCCGTCTCCGCGTCGAAGAACACCGCGGTCACCCCCTGACGGGTGACCTGGCGCACCGTCGACGCGGGTAGGGCGCACTGACCGTTCGACCCGGACCCCGGACACGACCGGTAGATCTCATAGGCGAGCTGACCGGCCGCCCGCGAACCCAGCGACGGCACCTGCTCCCCGTACGTGGCTGTGACGCTCCAGGTGCCCGGCTGGTCATCATCCAGGGACAGGTCGTTGGTCCGCGGCCAGGACCCACCGTCGACCCGCACCAGGAACCGATGGTCGTCCACCCGGTACGCCGACGACGGCAGAACGGCACCATCCACCCGGACCTGGATCACCTCGGCCACCGGATACGGCAGGCGAACCTGACTGACCCGGGAACACGAACATCCCACGCTGCATGACCCGCACGCCAGATTGAACCAGGCACCGCCGATCAGCGCCGGGAAGGGCCACGTCCACCCGGTCACGTTCGTCCAGCCGAGAGGGATCGGGCCGCGCCCCTCACGGCATGGACGGAACGTCATCTCGCAGGTGCCGAACCGCCGCTTGGTCCGGTTCCACAGCACCTCGGTGGCGATCTGGACCGACTGGTCGATCAGGTCCTGCTGCGCCGGCGTGGGGTCGTCGGGGAAGCTGTCGCACAACACCGGCCAGTTCTGGCACGGGCCCGTATCCAGCAACGACATGACCTCATCCTATCGGTTGCAGCGGACGGAGCTCGGCCGTCGGCTGGATCGGACGGGTCGACCCCGGCGGCCTGCCGAGCCGGGCCTCCGCGTCCGACGCCGAATCAGCCACACCGGCGAGAAGCAGGACCACCGTCCCGAACCGGACCATCGCATCCGACGCCGAATCGGCCACCCCCGCGAGGGACCGCAACCGATCGGTCGCGCCGACCGCGTCCGAAGCCGAATCCATCACGCCCGCGAACGACCGCACCAGGTGGGCCGTGCCGTCCGAGTCCGACGCGGAATCCATCACGCCCACGAAGGACGCCGGAACCGGGAACACTGCGACCGCGTCCGAAGCCGAATCCATCACGCCCGCGAGCGACCGCACCAGATGCGTGGCACCGGCGGAGTCCGACGCGGAGTCGGCCACGCCTGCGAGCGACACCACCGGCTGCCCGATCGGTTCCACGGTCAGATCGTCAATCCACTGCTGGTCGGCGGGCTCGGAGTTGTCCGCGCCGATGCCGACGCGGCCCCTCGCGGTGATCTGGGTGTCCGACGTGGACAGGACCAACTGCTCCCCGGTCCCGTCGTCGGCGTACACGTCGATCCCGGTGGACAGCACATCGACGCGAACGGCGAACATCGCACCGGCCAGCGACGCCGACGACTGGTCCAACTGAACGAGGTTCCCGCCGATCACCCCGTAGAGCACCCACTGCTGGGACCCGTCGTTCTGGGCGAACACCATGTATCGATCGACGTCGCCGTCCGCGGTCCCGTTCTCGGACATCCGGGCCAGCAACCACAGGTACCGGGACCCGGCGGACCCTCCGAACTTGAGCGTCGCCGTGATCCGGTACTCGTCGGCGCCCGGGTCCGTCTCGTTGCGGTAGGACCGTGGCCCGGTCGGGAATGTGTGCAGCTCGTTGTTGATGATCTCCAGGTCGCCGTCCGGCGAATCCCCGCCGCCGGTGCCGAACCCCATCATCGTCCACGAGCCCGGATCGCCGATGTCGGGGTCATGGGTCGTCAGCGAGGTGTTGTCGGTGCCCGTGAAAGTGTCCACCAGGGTCGCGGTCGGTTCCGGCGGGGCTCCCGCCAGTGTCCCGGACGCGTCCGACGCCGAATCCGCCGCCGCGGCGAACTCGATGGGGGAGCGGCCCACCGCATACAGCAGGAACCGATCCACGTCGAAGTCCGCGGACCCGCCGCTGGTGGCGTCGTTGTGCGACCAGGAGATCGCGGCCTGCGTGCCCCGCTGGGTGTGGTCCTCCCCCTCCCACAGCCAGGCCGTCGGTTCCGGGTCGCCGTCCATCCACGCCCGGGCCCGGAAGTACCCCCCGATCGCCTCCATCCGGAACCAGACCCAATCGCCACCGGATCCGTCGATCGGGGAGGTCAGATCCTCGACGAGCATGGAGAAACCGAAGAACTCCCGCGCCGACCCGTAGTCGGCGGTCCTCGGGACCGGATGGGTGGTCAGCAGGCGCACGATGTCGCCGTAGGACCCGGCGCCGTTCACCTCCACGATCAGGCCGGTCCCCGGACGGTACTTGTCCGGCAGGACCCTCGACCCGGACGGAAGGTCCGTGGTCAGGGAGCCCCGGATACCGGGGGCCGCGAACGAGTTCATCACCGACGGCTGCGGGAACCGGTACCGGATCAACAGCCCATGATCCTCCGGGAGGTTGTCGGGACCGAGAAGCCAGGCGTACGAGTCCGGCGTCGACGTGTCCATCGACATCCGCGCATGGCCACCGCCCACCGTCACCGAGCCACCCAGGTCGGCCTGCGCGGTCAGGCCGGTCGGCAGGGACGTCCCGGACAGGTCCGCGTCGAACAGGTCGGTGGTCCCCAACTCCCCCGGGTCGGTGGTCGCATCATCGGACCGGCCGGCCATGTCGACCATGAGCGCGACACGCATCACCCGCGGATCGGAGTCGGCGTTGTGCGCGGTGAGCGCTATCTGGAACGTGGTCGGGACCACGCCACATGTGATGGTCCGGTGCGTGAACCACGTCCCCGGCTTCCCCGTCTGGGAACTCATCAACTCCCAGGTGTCCACCCCGTCCCATCGCATCCGGAGCCACGACCTCGCCCCGTACAGGTTCGTCGGAGGTGGGGTCGGCGACGGGCCGGACGCTGCGGTGGCGTCACGGTAGTAGGCGTACCAGAGGGTGTTCCGATTGGTGATCGCGTTGACGTACTGCGACCAGCGCACGCCGTGCCCGGCGGCCTCGTCCATCGCGGTGACCTCGAACCCCTGGAACACCGCACAGTAGGCCGCGTTCGCGAACGCGACCGCATGGTCGAACGCGCCCGACACGGGAGTGACCAGACGGGGGCCCTCCGGGATGATGACGGCACTCGACAGGCTGTCGAACTCCATCCCGGCGTCGGAGGCGACCGACGCGTAGCCGTCACCGACGGTCACCGAGGAACCGGTCGGCGTCACTGCCGACCAGCCGGCCGGGAGGGTGGTTCCGTCGAACCGGGTGACGGTCACGCCGGTCACCCCCTCCTAGAAGTCGCTCGGGTCGCCCAGGCGGATCGTGAGGTCACCGACGCCGAACGTGGCCTGATCGCCGGACAGGATCGCCCTCGGAGAGGTGACCGAGCCGACGACGACCAGATCCCCTCCGGTCGCTGCGTCGAACAGACCGAAGGCCACCATGTTGCTGCCCGACGACCAGTCACCGCCCGCGACCGGGAACGAGATCGCCGACGACGAGTTCCGTGTCGACGGAGCACCTGCCGACGCCGCCGCAAAGTCGGAGTCCGTCACCGCGACCCGCGCGTAGTCCACGCCGGTCGCCTCAGTGAAGCCGGTCCCATCATCATCCGGGACCGTGGTCGACAGTGCCACCCACAGCGACGGGTAGCCGACCCAGCCGGTGAAGATGCCGTCCAGGATCTCCACCTCGGCCATGTTCGTGAATCCAGCCATGCCCTACACCTCTCCCAGATCCACCGCGACGCCGAACAGGCAGCAGTCATAGCCGACCACGTACGTCCGTTCCGCGATCGCCTGCACCGTATTGACGCTCCGGTCCAGGGAGTCGCCCCGATCGAACACCGTCACATCGCCCCGGTAGAACCACACCGGGCCGGTCCCGTAGATCCACGGCTCGTCCTCGTCGGTCGAGCCGTCCGGTGCCCCGCCGGTGTACCCGGCACCCACCGAGATCCGATGCCCACCCGGGCTGTAGAGCGCGCCACCGTCGCGACGCACCAGGTCCTCGGTGTCCATGATGGTGAACACCTCGGCGGGGACGTGGATGACGCCGACGCCGCCGTAGCAGGACGCCAGGCCACGCTCCAGGAACCGGACCGCCGACACGATGTCGGTGGCCGTCCCGGAGAGCGGGGTGGTGGCCGGAAGCTGGAGGATCGCACCGGTCGTGTCCACCAGTGCCGTGTCCGCCGCGAGATGCGGCCACACGACCGCGGTCGACGACGCGCCGGTCACGCCCTGCGAGAGGACGGCCTCCACCTGACGGGACTCGTCCCGGACCAAGCCTTCACGGGCGCGTCGCTCCGATTGGTCCCAGAATCCCGGGGTGGAGCAATCCAGCTCGTACACGACCGTGAACGGGACGGCACCCCTCGACCGGTACGTGGTCGAATCGGACTGACCCTTGCTCGCAGGCGTCGGTGCCGTCGTGGTGCTCTCGGTCGACCCGTCGCGCGCCAGCACCAGGCACCGGTCGAACGTGGAGGACCCGGCCGGGCAGTGCTCGTCCCAGGTCACCCCCGCGGCCCAGTGGTTCGGTGCCGACGCGCTCCGGTCGGTCGCCACCGACAGCAGGCCGTACGGAAGCGGCTCGAACGAGGACTGCTCGACGATCGCGCGCCCGTTGCTCACTTCTCGCTCCTACCTGTCCGTACGGTCTGCTGGCGGATGGGACCCTGCGGCCTTTACGAACCGCAGGCGACGTTCATGCCGCCGGTCTCGCCCGAGGCACACAGGTCGATGGACACGAGCCGGGACTCGTGGCCGACCTTCGCGACCGCGTAGCAGTCCTCCATCCAGGCCGCGGTGTGGTCGTTCGTCTCGTTGAGGGTCGAGTCGCGGACCACGCCCAGGTTGAGCTGGAGCGCCTGACCGCGGACGAACGTCCCCGGCGCGTACAGCATTGCGTCGACGGAGCTCGGCCATGCGGTCGGCAGGGCGTTCGGCGCACCGATCGGCTCACCCGAGAAGCCGGACTGCCAGTCCTGCACGAACTGCATGCGGATCTGGCGCTCGTTGAACCAGTCCGCGATCTGGCCGTTGGTGACCGACATGAGCGCGACGTTCGCCCGGTTCGCCAGGTCGGCCCGGATGGTGCCCAGCGCCCACTCAGGGAGGACGCCCTCCAGGATCGAGGACCCCGACATGCGGAACCGGTTCCGGTAGTCCACGGCGTGGAGTTCCAGGCCGGACAGCAGGGCACTGGTCGCATTCTCGCCGTTGCCCGGGGAGTAGCTGGCCGCGTCGGAGGCCGCCTCCAGCTGCGCGATCACCGACTGGTTGGTGACATGGGCCCGCGCCGCCATCACCAGTCGCAGGTAGTTCGCGATCAGCTCCGGATAGGCGTAGTCCGTGAGGTTGCCGGCGGTCACGCAGAGGCCGTCGCACTCGGCGCGAACCTCGTCGAAGCCCGCACACGGCACCCGGGCGCAGGTCTTGGTCTGGCCGCCGTCCTCGGCCGCGGAGATGTCGTCGTCCTCGGTCCAGGTCCACAGGGCGTCGGAACCGAAGATGGACGAGATTGCCGGGGAGGTCGGCCAGCGGAAGCCGCCACGATTCAGTACACCGACCGTGGGGATGTCCAGCAGGCCCGACTCGGCCACGATGTTGAAGAAGTCATAGGAGACCTCCGACGGGGAGCACCAGCCACCGGCCGCGACCAGCGCGTCGGTGTCCGTGGCCGCCGTCAGAACCTCGTTGACCTCGTCCGGGGTGGAGTCGAGGCTCAGTCGGAAGGCGTGATCCCGCTGGAGCTTCGCCACCGCGACCCGGTTCTGGTTCCCATGGGTGACGCTCATCATACTGGCACGGTCGCCCATGAGCTTGACCAGCTGCTCGATGCCTGCGACGCGACCGTTCTTCGCCACGCCCGGGATGTCGGCGCTGGCGACCAGCACCGCCTCCTTGCGTGCCGGCATCTTGGACGGGTCGACCCTGCGGCCGATCGCGCCGAGAGGCATGTTGCGGACATGCTTGTTCAGGTCGCGGCCACTGGCGACGACGACCTCGGCCCGCTCCATGCCCCGGGTGAGCACCTTCGCGAAAGTCTCCGCCAGGCCCTCCACCGTGGCATCGCCGGAGGTTCCGGAATCGTCGGTCCCGGAGTCGGTGTCCTCGGCGTCGGTGTCGCCACTGCCGCCGAAGATGGTCTTGGACAGGTCCGCGAGGGCGCGACGATGCGCCTCCGCCGCCTGCTCCACCCGGGCGGCCGTCGCATCCGAATCGCGCTTGGCGATCTCGGCGCGGAGTGCGACCACCTGGTCCTTGATGGACTGGAGCCGCTGGAGCGCATCCGAGTGGGGGTCGTTGGCGGCAGGTGCCTGGAGTTCGCGAGCGCGAGCCTCCAACGCCTCACCGAGAGTGGGGAGCTGCTCGTACCGCAGCTCGTCGAGGTACGCCTGGAACTCTGCCGCGTCCACCGGCAGGCTGTCGACGTTCAGAGACATGGTTATGCCCTCCGGCTACAGATCGCGACAAACTTACTGGTCGAAGTGTAAGCCCTACTTGCCTTTACGTGCGCCCCTGTCCTTCTCCGTGTCCGCCTTGCCGGCCGCCGCGGCCTTCGCCTGCGACACGGACACGACGGTCTGCCTCTTCTTCCCGCAGTTGCACCCCATGACTCAGTCTCCCTTCTCGATCTCTGCCATCAGCGAGGCCACGCTGGCGGCCCGCTCCTTGCGCTCCAGGACCTCATCCCAGGTCGGGAGGTCCTGGTCCATCGACTCCGGCCCGTCGATCGACTCCCCCTCCGAATCCTCGGTCGGTTCGTCGTCGAGAAGTGCGCCCGTGGCGTACCACTGGACCGGAGCTGCCGACGCGACCAGCTGGCCGTCGGTGATCCGGATCGACGCCGACGACGCCTCCACCGGGAAACCGGGCACCGGGACCAGGAGCGCGGCGACGAACTCCCGAACACCCCTCTGCTCCTGGTGTGGACGCCAATCCCCGGACAACTGGCACGCCAGCATCCGCGCCACCTGAGCAGGACTCACGTCCGGCATCAGTGCGCCGGCGACCCACACGCCGTGCTCGTTCTCGCCGATGCGCGCCGTCGCCACCACCGAGCACGAGTTCTCGTAGTGATCGGACGCGTCCGACGCGCGGACACCCGTGGAGGTCGGTGCATGACCGCACTCCATCGTGATGGCGCCCGTCGCGATACGATCCCCACCGTCGACGATCGTGGTCCGCGACATCCACCGCGAATAGTCCACGTTCCCCATCGGGACCGTGACCCGGCGGTCCCGGAACGACCGGTGTCCCACCCCTCGCGGCGCCAGCAGTCCGAACAGCCGACCGTCGTCGGTCACCTGGATGCCGCCGATGTCCGGAAGGCCGGACGGCTCCTCGAACCAGGAGGCCGGCGGCCGCTCCGGGATCTCGATCGAATGGGCCGCGGCCACCATCGTCCGCAACTGGTCCAGCCCGTCGTCGCCCTCCCGGCCCGACCCGCCCATCGAAAGCACCTCTCCGCTCAGATATGCCAGTTCGTCGGCGGTCGCAGCGATACCCTCGGGTACCTGGAGGCCCTGTGTCCGATAGTGCGACCGCAGATGCGCCTTCGCCCGGGCCACCGCCTCCGGGGAATGCTCCGTCTGGTCCGCCCGGCCCGCCGCCGCCGACAACCCGTTCAGGTTCAACGTCCCATCCGGCTCGTGATGGGGGAGGAAGCACCGCTCCTTCACAGTCCCCTCGCCCGCATCGCAGGCCGCCGCGGACCGCTCGTACTGCTCATCGGTGAACCGCGAGGTCGAACCGCTCCACGACGCATCCGTGGTGGAGTTGCTGGAACCGAAATGACCCTCATCTGCGATCCGGATCGCGAGCGACAGGTCATCGTCGGGATCCTCCTCGACGACCTCCAGCGCGATCTGCCCGGTGACGAACGCCGGGACGTCCACGAGGGTGAGCGCGCGGATCCGGCCCGAGCTGAACTCGATGCCGACCACCTGGTCGCCCTCGTAATGCAGTTCGACATCCCCGTTGTCCGGGTCGTCGGCCACGATCGACACGCCCGAGAGGGTCGGCGGCTCCGTGGACATGCGCCGGAACGCCTCCGCGCCGTCCGGGGACTTCGCGTCCAGCACACCGGACCCGTACACGTCGTCGCCGTCGCGCCACACCTTCAGGATGCGGCCCACGTTCACGGTGACATCGTTGATCCCGCCGTGGCTCGTCTCCTTCTGCCACTGGAGCGGGATGTTCACCTCCGCGGGTTCCGGCCAGCCGAGAGCGCCCTCGCTGAACATGCGACCGTCCCCGGTCCACGTCCCCTCGGTGACCATCACGCCGGAGAAAGGATGCATCCCCTCCGAGAGGGAGGCCGCCTCACCATCGTCGTCCGCGGCGACGACGGGATGGTCCGCGTCCAGATCCGACAGCAGGCGCAGGTACTCCGTGGCCAGATACCGGTTCGGGATGCGCTCCCCCGCCTCCCATCGGGTCACCGCCGACGTCGAGATCCCCAGGACATCGGCGACCTGCCTCTGCGACCACCGGGCCCGCAGTCGGATCGCCTTCGCCTCGCCGGACGCGATCATCGACGCGAACCGGTCCCGGAAACTGCTGCTCATCCCGCCACATCCTCACTGCTGTCACGACGCTTCGGCGTGACGCGAACCGGTTCCGTCATCGCCGTGTGCTCGAACCATTGTGACACCTTCGGGGCGTTCTCGATCCGACGTGTCAACTCCGCCACCAGATCCTCGTCGCTGAACGTGTCCAGTGACACCGAACCACTGTCGCCCCCGCCCGGCCGGCGCCGGTGGTCGTTCGGGTCAGGAGCGTCGCGGGTCTCGTCGGTGGGGACGTGCGTCTCGTCCACCCCGTCCACCTCCGGGCGACCCGGGTCGCGCTCCCCGTCGTCACCGATCGACCCACCCCCGATGGACTCCAGCACCGCGGGCGCGGTCTCCCGCTGCCGAGCCAGGAACCGCAGGATCCACTCCCGCCACTCCTTCCCGGTCGGAGCGTCGAGGTTCGAGAACCCCGTCTCGCGGCGGAGAGCCCGGCCGGACAGCTCACCCAACTCGTACACCCGGAGCGCGTTCTGCGACTTGTCCGGCTTGGTGGAGATCTCCGACGGGTCGTACCAGACGACGATCTGGCCGCCGTTCTCACCCACCCTCGACTCGCCGATCGCATCCAGCGCCGGATGCAGATACCCCTCCGTGAGTGCGTGACAGATCGTCTCCATCCGCGGGGAGACGTGCATCTTGATCGCCGTGTCCTCCACGAACCACTGGCCCCAATGGTTCGTGTCCGCCATCCCGAGAAGGATCTCCGGCGGCATGTCGACGTTGGTCGCGACCCGCCGGATCGCGGTGTCCCGCTCGCTCATCAGGTTCGGGTCGAACGACTCGGTGACCTTGATCAGCCGCAACAGCATCTCCGGGTCGATGTCCGACATCGGAGTGTCGCCCAGGTCGAAACCGATCGGGATCGGGAACACCGCCGACGCCGACATCGGGTCCGCGATGCCGTGACTGCCGGTCGCGACCAGCATCGCCGCGAACGGGTCCACGTCGCCGTCCGACGGCTGGCCGGCCGACGGGAAGCTGAGTCGCTGCTTGTCGTACAGCAGGATCCCGTTCATCGCCAGACGGCTCGTCAGCTCCGCCATGATCCGCTTGTTCGCCAGATCCAGCTCCCGGAGCGCACCCATCGCATGGTGCGTCTCACTGTCGGCCCGCCAGTCCTGCCGCGGATGCGGGTCCCACACCCGCACCACCAGGGAGTTCGGGTCGAGGGCGCGCCAACTGCTCTCGCTCTCCTGAACCTTGAACTGGTTCTTGCTGCTCACCTTCAGCTGATCGGCCGAATACACCCTCCACGTCTCGCCCGCAGAGGTCTGCTCACCCACCATCCAGCACTCGCCGGGCACGCTCAGGTGCACGCTCGCGAGCCGCAGGAGCTGCGACTGGCCGCCGGTCCCGCCGGCGAACCTCTGCATGAACTCGACCGCCGGCCCCGACCTCAATTCGACCGGGGCGTCCGACCCCGGAGGGACCTCCGCGGCGAGAAGTCGGACCCGGGACACCCCGGACGCCTTCCACGTGACCGCGTTCTCCAGCTCGCCCAGCGTATCGAAGAACTCCCACGCCTGATCCTGCCATCCCTCATAGGTGGGCTGACTCCGGTACCGGGCGGGGAAGATCGACGCGCTCGCCGTCAAGGCATTGAACTGCGGAAGAACGCCCACGGGAACCCTCCTACTCCAAAGGTCGACGGTTGCGGTGGCGGCAGTGACGATGTGGCGCGAGGTGACGCCCTATCGTGACGCCCCCCCCCGCAGGATGACACCGGTCACCATACTCGCAGCAAGTGCCGTCAACACGGGCAGCGGCACATCCGTCACCAGGTCGGTCGCCGCCGTCACCGCCGCCCCCACCCACACCGACATGCACCACGGGCACGACAGTAGATAGGCCACCGGGGACTGCCATTCGTTCGGGTCCGGCTCACGCCCCTGGCGGCCCTCCCATCGCGCCTCCGACCAGTCCTGGACCGCACGTCGCGGTCGACCCGTCACCCGGTCGGAGATCACCAGTCGCGTGATCCGCGCCGTCGCCAACGCCACCAGCACCACAACCATCACCTGATCCACGGCGGAACCACCTTCCTGCCCACTCCCCTCGTTCCCGAACACCGACCCCATCCTCGCAGGGCCGGAGCTGTTGAAGATGGTCGACGACGAACGGCCACCGGTCAGGCTGGGTGCATTCGCGAGGGTGCTCGCACCCGACGACACCGCCGACGCCGTCCGCGAGCGGTCCGCCCACATCGCCATCACCACGGCGTCGCCACGGTCCGGGGACCGGCCCAGTCGCTTGACCACGTCCTTCTTCCGCTCCAGCTGGATCTTCGGCGGGCGCCCCGTCAACTCCGTGTACCTCGGTGCCGTGAGGTCGCCCGTCAGCCCGTCGTCGGGCGGCAGCGACAGCACCGCGTTCCGGCTCGGGTCCAACGCCTCCCGCAGATACCAGTAGGCCGCGGTCCGCACGTTCGTGAACTCGTAGGACTGTGTGGCGTCCCGGAACCGGGTCCCGGCGGCACCCACGTACGGGATCACCCCCTCCTCCAGCTCCCGGAGCCGGTCGTACACGCCGATACCCGCGCCAGCACTGTCGACGATGGCCGTGGTCCGCGCATCGAGAAGGGCCTGCACCCTCGCCGTCGTCACCATCGTCGACCCCGACCCCGGATCCTCCAGCCTCGCGATCACATCCGGGAACACCCCGTCGTCGTCGCCCTGTCCCGACCCCACCCGCAGACGCCACCGGTGCGCGAAGATCGTCGAGTCCTCGCCACCGGCCGCCACGTCGACCCCCAGGATCCGCCGATGGGCCACCGAGATCGGTTCCCCGGCGTCATGCCACCGCTGCCACCGGTCGTTCGCGGCCTCGATCCATTCCAGCGGGATCACGCTGTCGTCGTCCGAGGTGTGGAACTCACCGAGCACCCGGTTCTTATACGCCGCCGACTCCTCGCCGAACTGGAGGCGACGCTGCTCCGCCCACTTCTCGCTGACCCGACCGGCCGCCACGGCCTCATTCTTCGTCACATGGCGGACCGACCAGTCCTCCAGGCCCGGTCGGCGGTCGTGGATCTCATAGAACCGACCCGTCGGACCGCCGGGTGTGCTCACCGCGAGGGCGTACACCTCCGTCCCCTCACCACCCGAGAAGGCACCCTCCGCAGCGTCCCAGGTGGCCGGCGGGATCGCCTTGGCCTCGTCGAACAGGAACAGCAGGCTGTCGGCGTGAGCACCTTCGATCTTGGCCGGATCGTTGCTGGCGACGGCGCTCGCGGCGCCGTTGTTCAGCCGCAGGCTCAGATCCAGCAACTCGGTGCGGGAATTGAACTCCGGGCGGCCCAGGACCGTGAAGTCGAGCCTGCGCGCCCACTTCCGGATCTCCGGCCACAGGTAGATCTCCAACTGACGCCAGGCCGACGCCGTCGTGATCACCTTCCAGTCCCGTCCCGCCAGATCCCGAGTGGTCGCGAACCACAGCACCAGCTTGGACGAGATCGCCGTCTTCCCCAGACCGTGAGGGCCACGCACCGCCAGACGATGCTTTCGGGCCAGCTCCGAGCACACATCCCGCTGATACGAGGTCAACCCCTCGTTCGGGCGGTAGCGGATCACGTCATCGATCCACGCGATGGGATCGTTCAACCACCTGTCGATCGGCTTCGGCTCCGAGCGTGCGCGGAGTCGGTCGACGAACGCACCGATAGGGACGTCCGGTTCCAGCTCGAACGAGAACGGATTCATGGCCACGCTCCGATGATAGTGTGACAACGACCCGCTGATCGCACCAAGCCCCAGACACCCCCAAGGCGCGATCGGCGGGTTCTCCATTCCCCCATTCGCGGCTTCGTGAACTTGGCGAACCTCGGGCCCCAGGATTGCATCCTGTGAAATTGGAAAGTTTCAAGATCATTTAGGTCCGGTTCCAGAATTTCACTCT